TAATATTGTTATTTTAATATTGTTATTTTAATATTGTTATTTTAATATTGTTATTTTAATATTGTTATTTTAATATTGTTATTTTAATATTGTTATTTTAATATTGTTATTTTAATATTGTTTATATATAAAAATAAATGGCGTCATCGTCAACATTTACTAATCTAAAATCATTTACTTCAATTATATCAAAATATGGTTTGAGTAATTTAGAAAAAACATTAAAATGCGGTAATACAACAAGTGGTAATAATATTGTTTTATCGGCAGGGGATTCAATTAAAGGACAAACACAAATCGTTTTAACTGAAGCACCAGCGCCATCCACTAGTTCAACTGAAGGAGCATTATTCGTATCAGATGGTAGTAGTGGAAATGGTAATAAAAATCAACTTTATTATCGTGAAGCAGGAAATGGAATTAAATTAAATTTAATGCCTACACAATATGGTTATTTACATTATGATGATATTAGCTTTACTGATGCCAGTAGTAGTTTTTGTCAGTACAATGAAACAAAAACACAAAATAATGGAAATGTAATATCGTATATAAATCCAGATGGATTAATATCATTTTCAGGTATTTCTAATTGTTTATTAGAATTTTATGTTCATGTGGATGTAGATCCTAAATCTGCAAATCTTAATAATAACTTTATTATAATTGATTTATCTGGTGTTTCAACTGAAACAAATACATTATCTACCATTGACATTGATACTAGGTCTGTTAGTAAAAATACTGCAGCACATTTAACATTTGGGCCAACTATATATAAATTAATTGATACAAGTGATGTATCTGTTGACAAAAATTTATGTATATCAAATGCCAATACTTATAAATTACGAGCTGAAGTTGGTGCAGAACACACATTATCTGAAATAAAATTAATAATTAAAGTTGTATATACCTAATGAATTCATATATACATAAAAATATCTATTTATGTATATAACACATATATGGAGGTTATAGAAGAACCAATATATAAATTGGCCCATATAGATAAAAATAATAATATCAAAACCCTCTATGTTTTTATTGGAGAGAATGCAAATACAATGACAACCACCGCATTAAATCGTACATTTAAAACACAACCAACCCACGACGCATTTAAAGGTGTTTTTTCGGAAGATGAACTTATACAAAAAGAAACAAACGTAAAATTTATACCCGAAAGCATTCATTTAGATGATACAATTGAAACAATTAAAAAGAAATTTATGTTTCATATAATTAATGGTAAAATAGATGAATTAAGTACTTCTTATGATGAACTGTATTTATATATAAAACAAAAAACTCAGTTGAATTCAAAAAGTGTATACAATACTTTAATTCAAGGCGAAAACTCAAAACTAACCAAAGAACGTATAGAGTTTTTTTTACTTAATATTTCTGATTTTGATATAGAAACTATACCAGATAAGGGTGATGATGATTATAATTATTCCGATATATTAAATTTAAATTTGGAGGAGCATCCTGTTTTATTAGATAAACCAATCGGATATACGATTCAAGAAAAAAATGAATTTTATCCATATCCATTTACAGTAGACCCATATAAAACAGACAAATATGATACCTATCTAGAAAATTGGGCAAATGATATAGTAATGACAAAAAATAAACACCTTTTAATGAATTATGGCGATTTTTTAAATAATACAATATATATTTGCTTGGCAGAAGAGAGATTAAATGCGATTGATATAGAAAATATTACAGGATTTGATAATAATTTAACTGAAGAAAGTCTTATCAAAATATATTATCCCTATTTATATAAAAATAATATAACATCATTGGAATTACTTAGGTCTCAAAAACAAACCTTAATAGACGAAACAAACAATTTACTTACACCACAATTTGAAAAAATAAATAAATCGGTTAATTTATTTTATGATGTCTATAAATATCGTATCCGTGATAAAGAAATAAAATATAATGATAAAGGGATTAAATCTATTCTATTAAATGTTCGTCAACCAAATTCATTTACTATTCCACTTGATATTATATTCAAGTTGATTCACGCAACTCAACAGATTCCCTTAATTAAAATGAATCAATCAAGTAGACAAGAAAACATTTATCGTTTATATACAGATAAAATATCAACGACTAGAAAAAAAATCCCATATTTGGATAAGGGTACTATATTTAAATGGGATAAGGTTATGGCAAAAGGTAAATGTGTATCGCTTTACATAGAATATTATGATAAAAAAGGTTCAAAAACTCCAATATTATGTGAATTTGATAAACACTGTAATATTAGAATTAGTATAATTTTTAATCAAAGTATGTCTATTTCTGAAGTGAACGATTTAATACTAGAAAATATTAATCCTCATATAAATACGATTATTGAATATTTTACTACAAATGGGTATGAAATGATAAATTTTATAGATATTAATGATAGCACAACCGAAATATTAAATATTGATTATGTTATGAATGTACAAATTCAACAAAAAATAATTTTAAAAAAAATATCAAGTTGTTTAACAAGTATATTTAATATTATAAATTATAAGTTGAATAAGGATGATAAAGAGAAAGGTATATTAATGCGATTTAAACGAGTAGAAAATTATAATGAAACAGACAGTCAAGATGCGTTTATTATTGATATGATACAACCACATTTTAATTATTCAGATAATTATATTATTCAAGTATTAAAAGATAATTTTCAATTATCTGAAGATAATGCACGTGAAAAATATGCCGAAGTAAAACAATCGCAACAAATGATGCAAGAAGGCAATAAGGCATTAAAACTTAAAAATAATCCAGGATTTGAAACAACAATTTCTCTTCAGCCGCATACAAAAAATATATTCATCAATGTAGTAGGTATAAATAATATTAACTATTTAAAAACATTACATATTTATATTGATTCATTAATACGTTTAACTCAAGATAAAACATATACTACATCAGTTACTACTAGTAAAATCCAAAATTTATGTAAGGATAATATTAAACAACCAGATACAAATATTGATGAACATAGTTTTAAGGGTGAAATAAACGAAGAAGAGGCTAATGCTAACGAAGAAGAGACTAATGCTAACGAAGAAGAGGCTAATGCTAATGAAGAAGAGGCTAATGCTAACGAAGAAGATACAGAAAAATATAAAGAAGCCCTGTTAGAAATAAATGAATTAGTATTTAATAACAATAAAGCTAACGTAGAAGAAGAAAAAGAGGAACTTGAAGAGGATGACGATGATGAAGATATTGATGATGATGATTTGGCAATGTTTTTAAAAGAACATGGTATTAACGAAGATAATCAAGAATCAGATGCCGACGAAGATGCCGACGAAGATGCCGACGAAGATGCCGACGAAGATGCCGACGAAGATGCCGACGAAGATGCCGACGAAGATGCCGACGAAGATGCAAATAAATTTATTGATGGTGGTAATGACAGTGATGACGAGGACCTAGAAGAAGATATTACAGGAATGAAATTAAATGGCCCAACTCCATTTGAAAAACGAATTGAAGAGTATGATAAACCAATTATTAATGACATTGGTAAATATGGATTTAAATCATATTCTACGGCTTGTCAATCTATACGTCATCGTCAACCAGTTATATTAACTCAATCTGAAAAAGATAATATTGATAAGAGGGATAAGAAGAATAATAAGGATAATAAAGAATATGAAGAATCTTCATACACAAATGCATTTAAGTATGGTAGTAATAAGGATAAACAACATTGGTTTATATGTCCACGTTATTGGAGCTTGAGAGACAAAGTAAGTTTAACCGAAGGTGAAGTACATGCTATTGAAATCAAGGCGAAAGAAAACGGAAAACCAAGTGAGATTATTCCACTAGGTTCTAAAAAAATTCCCAAGGGAGCGCATATATTTGAATTTAATTATAAGGATGAGCATGGTCCAACCGATAAGAATAAAAAACCAGGAGAAGAAGGATATAAAACACCAAGGAATGATGGTTATATTTATCATTCGCCTGGTTTGTTAAAAAACACAAAAGGATATGATGACGCGTGTATACCATGTTGTTTCAAAAAATGGTTAAAGGTTGATAAATGTGATATTAAATATGAATCAAGTAAAGAAACAAAGGAAAAGGAAGCAAAGGCAAAGGCAACAAAAGCAACAAAAGCACCAAAGGCAACAAAAGCAACAAAAGCAACAAAATCACCAAAAGCAACAAAAGCAACAAAATCACCAAAAGCAACAAAAGCAACAAAAACAACAAAAACACCAAAAACAACAAAAACAACAAAAACAACAATAGTAAGCGAAGACGCAAGTGAAGACGCAAGTGAAGACGCAAGTGAAGACGCAAGCGAAGAAGAAGAAGAAGAAGAAGAAGAAGAAGAAGAAGAAGAATATAACAAAAAATCAATCACAACCAATATAAATACCAAACAGATGAATTTCATTTTATCAAACGATAAATTTCCAATAATGCAAAAGGATCGGTTTGGGTTTTTACCTTTTGCTGTTCAAGTGTTTTTGAAAACAGATAACAAGAATTGTAAAACGAATGATATTAACAGTAATATTGAAGAAAATATGGGTTGTTTATTAAGACGTGGAGTTGAAATAAATGAAAACCAATCATTTATTGCATGTATTTCTCATATATGGAATTATATTTCACCCAAAAACCGATATCCACTTCCCCCTTCTATTAAAGAAATGAAACAGATATTAATAAATGCTTTAAATATTGATTTATACATAACTTTACAAAATGGAAATTTAGTAAAACTATTCTATGAAAGTAATGATGTAGATGAGGATTATAATTATTATAGTAATTTTAATGCTAGTTTTTATACAAAAAAAGGAGGTAATGGTAATGAAGAAGAATATGCAGGAGAATATGCGGGAGAATATGCGGGAGAGGGTCATAATTCAAAAATTTATAATTTATCCGATATAACAAATAGTAGTCATTCAACTATGTTGTTTAAACTTGCCAAATCTTATATAAACTTTAAAAATTATTTAAAAGATGACAATGTTAAAATAGATTATGAATATTTATGGGATTTAATATGCTTCCGTAACCCCAAATTATTTGAAAAAGGTGTTAATATGGTTATCATTGAATTGTTAAGAAAAGACATTACCGACAATGTTGAATTAATATGTCCATCAAATCATTATTCATCCGCATTATTTGACTCAACAAAAGAAACCATTATTATTTTAAAAATATATGATTACTATGAACCAATTTGTCAATATTACAATGATCAAGATAAAAGAGAAACTATATATGGATTTGCTACTTTTTATAAGGATATATTACAAAATATAAAAGAACTATTAACTAAGGTAAAAAAAACATATATAACAAAATGTAAACCATTAAAAAGTATGCCAAATGTGTATAAATTTTCAGAAAGCATTAGATTAAACCCATTAATTCAAGAGCTTAAATCTATTAAATATACTATTGAAAAAGAAGTTATGAATTATGATAATAAAATAATAGGACTAATTGTTAAAAATAACAATACTATCGTGAATAATGAAGGGTTTGTACCTTGTTATCCATCATCATCACAAGATATTAAAAAAGATAAAGAAATATCTGATATTATTTTTATTGATAAGGTGCCTAAAAAATCATACGAAGAAACGATAGATTTTTTGAAAGAACTTTATGAAAAATCAAAAAATAAAATACCATGTGAACCGAAGATAAAGGTATTAGATTATAATCAAGAAAACGAGGATAGTTTAGAAATTATTGGTATTTTAACCAAATCAAACCAGTTTATTATGACAGAACCAAGAGAACATTTTGAAGATGAATTAAAATCAATTCAAGGTTCAAATTACAATGATGCCGATAAAAAAATTATTACAAGTCATAACATAGATAGTGACAGAGCGTCTGATATAAATAATATACGACTAGAAACACAATTTTATAATGTTTTCAGAAATACAGCACAATATTTACTTGGACAATATGAAAATAGTGATATTCGCAAAGATATTGAAGAACGAATTAACTCGTCATTCAGCTATTTGAAAAAAATAAATAGCATTAAAACATTATTGGAAAGTTTAATGGAAAATAAAATAAAATTTTATTCTTACAGTGTAGAAGAATTAAAAAATTTAAATTTAATAAAAGGGTGTTATGTTAATTGCCAAAATGATTATTGTGACCAACAAGATGAAAATGGTAATTGCCGTTTTAAAATTCCCGATATAAATTTATTTAATAAAAAACAGGATAATAAAATTTATTATTATAGCAAATTAGCAGATGAAATTATTCGGTATACACGTATTAAATCATTTATTTTTAACTCAAAAACACTTACTTCTTTTTCAAAATTAAAATACAACTTAAGAGAGAATGAAATCATATTATTACAATCATTGCTAACTCAAGAATATTTTGAAAATAATGAAATTGATAATAAAAACAAATACATTAATTATAATACATACGATACAAGTAATCCATTAATTAAACAAACTTATTCTAATGTTGATAAATCAATCATTAATGATGGAAATGACGGAAATGACGGAAATGACGGAAATGATGGAAATGATGGAAATGACGGAAATGATGGAAATGATGGAAATGATGGTGAGGCGAGTGATAATGGAGATAATCCGGACACTAGCGATGTTGTGAGCGATGGTGAGGCGACAATTCAAGAAGAAGAAATTGGAGATACAAAGAATAAAGACGAAGAACCCAAAATACCTGAAGATAAATGCAATATAACAATAAAACCATTTACAAAAAATAACGTTATTACTAATACAATAACATTAACTCCATTTTTAAAACCAGTAATTAAAAGACACCACTTTGATACCTTAACAAATAATTGTTCTTTTCAAATTATATTAACAATATTAAAAGATTACAATATAAAAAATGAAAAAGGAAATGATGTTTCTATTGATGATATAAAAAATATTTTGGCAGTAAAATATAGAGAATATTTTACAAAATATAAAAATAATATATTGGATTTATTTTCTCGGCAAAATCAAAAAAAAATAAAGGATGATATTAAAAGTGATGATAGTAAATTAGAAGATATAATTAAAGGGCCTCACTATTTTATGACAACATTTGATATTTGGATAATAGCATTATATTATGATATACCGATAGTACTATTGAATAATAATAATCTAAGAGAAACGATGTATACAAAACAATTCTTAACAATTAATTCAAATGAAAGTAAATACTGTTATTTTATAGAAACACATAGATATGATCCATCATTAGAAAATAAAAATAAACCAATAAAAAGCACATTATATTCAGATAAGAATAACGATTTCAAAATATCATTAGATAGAATAAATGACGAATCACTAAAGGAAGAAATAAATAATACATCTAGTGAAAGTATACAAACAAAAGAAGAAAAAATAATTTATTATATTGAACATTTTACAGCCAAAATTGATGGTACGATAAATAAAAAAACAGGAATTGTTCCTCGTATCAAGAAACTAAATACAATAAATGACGGTGATACAAAAATAACATTATAGAGTCATTATAGAGCCATTATAGAGCCATTTTTATAAATTTTTTATTATATAATAATCATTCATTGCCTATTATATAATATTTATATTTACACATACTATTTATTTACATATCAAATTCGTATCCATCATCATTCCCCATATCTACAGGTGTAATATTGGATACATTATTATTGATTTTAATATTTTGAATACTGCATTTGTCATCAATATTAGTATATCCGTCAAATCCATTTTCAATAATTTTTTCAACATTTTGTTCATCAAAATCATTTGCTTTTAATTGTGACATTTTTTCATAATCTAAAACAACTTGAAAAGCATTTGTTCCAAAGTATCCTTCTTGACCACACATTACATTTGCAGAAACACCGCGCATTGTATCTAATTCCGCATGTTTTGCTGCATTCAAGAACATTTCTGGCGTTTCTTCAAACGATGCTTTTGCGATAGGCCCAATATTATCATTGTTAATTCCGTGTCGGAATATAGATATCATATTATCATTGCAGGTCATTCGGTCACAAAGCATTATTAAATGATGGTAGTTAATATAAGTGCTATCAAATTCAATCACTTCTGTAATTTCATTTAATATGGATTGGCGTGCGGCTTCAATCCCTAGTACCCGGTAAATTTCTTGAATGTCATTTGTATAAGTTCGCGTGACATCAATATTATCTAGACTTAATAATTCCATTAAATTTGTTCCAATGGTATCAAGAACCCACGTTTCTTTTTTAATAAAACTACCATCTTCCATTATTAAACTATCAAGAATTTTTCGGGGAGTTACCTTTTTAATATGTTTAATTCCTCGCAATACCAAATTATCAAGCAAAGTGTCTTGGAAATTTTTAAGCAAATAAATCTCATCTGATTGATCCAATGACTGTTGTTTTTTCATTTGTTTTAAATCCATCTTTTTATGTAATCTAATACGGAATACTAATTTATCCGAATTATAATCTGAAAATACACAAGATATCTTATTTGGATAAATATTATTAATTGCAAAATGAATATCGTCCATTGTAATATTTTTATCTAACATTTCTTCAGTATTCAATACTATACGAATAACCCATTTTGAATTAGTGTTGTCGGCGATTGGAGATGTTTTCTCTTCGTTACCAGTACTATCACAGTTATCTAACATTTTTTCAAATTCATTATAAACATTCATTAAGGTACTATCTTCTTGAATCATTGTCTTAGACCCATTCTCAGGATCAAAACATATCTTAATAGAATCCACAATTTCACGTAGTTGTGTATGCTCCAACTTATTCACCATACGCTTCGCATTCTCTTGATCACATTCTTCATCTTTATTTAAATGGACAGTGCACGATGGATTTTTCGGATTTTCTGATAATGAAATAATTTCTTCAATGCGTGGCAAACCGCGTGTTACATTTGATTTACTAGCAACACCAGCAAAATGAAAGGTGTTTAAAGTCATTTGCGTAGTCGGCTCACCAATAGACTGTGCCGCAATCATTCCAACCATTTCTCCAGGAGCAACAATTGCTTTCTTATATAATAATACAACTTGGTCAATTAAAATAGTTATTGCTTTTCGGTTAAAACGCTTTACCATAAGCAAATCTTTAGGATTAAGATAATAATAATATAAAATCTTAAATAATGTGTTTGGTTTACAGTAGTGTATAGACATAATTTTATTAAACCCCTCATCAATGAGTTCATACGCTTCTAATGGTGTTATATCTACCAACGAATTTACATTGATAAATTGTTGTCCTTGTACATTATTAATTGTGTGTACAAATGAAACAGGCATACTAATATTTTTATTATCACGAAACCCAAAGACATTCATTGCCAATCCAGTTCTTGCTTGAATTAACATTTCAGTGAGTTCCTTTATTTTTGTTGACAATTCTATAGTCTGCTTTGCCAATCGTTTAATAGTCGGTTTAGTAAATGAAGAAACATAAATATCATCTGCTTTTGTTTTTGTGGTAGACATATTTGGCATTTGATAATGGTTGTAAATATCTTCTAGTGTCATTTGCACTAATGGTAGTGATTGTGATTCAACCTTCACGGGATCAAAGCCATCATCTCCATAAGTATACTGTATAATTTTTTGCTTATTGTTTCGCACTGTCATATCATATTCAACTTTTAAATCCTCAAGTCCTTTAATAAGACGACGTTGAATATAACCTGTTTGTGAAGTTTTTACAGCAGTATCAATAATACCAATCCGCCCACCCATCGCATGAAAGAATAATTCCTCAGGAGTTAGACCACCAATAAATGAATTTTCAACAAATCCGCGAGCTGAAGGTGAGTCATCATACTTCGTAAAATGCGGCAAAGTTCGGTTTTCAAATCCATATGGAATACGTTTATTATCAACGTTTTGTTGACCTAAACACGAAATCATTTGCGAAATATTCAAATCACTACCCTTAGAACCAGCGTTGACCATAATAACAAAGCGATTATCTTTATTTAAACTTTCACGACCAATTTTACCAGCTTCGTTTACTGCTTTACTTAGAATATTATTAACTTGTACTTCAAATTCTTTCTCATTTGTTTGTCCTGACTTATTTTCAAAAATCCCCAAATGGGTTTGATCAATCAGTGATTTTACTTCATTCTTCTTTTTAATAATAATATCAGAAATAGCGTCATTAGTTGTTTTATTTGCAATTAAATCGCTCACACCAACGCTGTAACCACTTGTTTTCATATACTCAGTAATAATGTTTTGAAGATTGTCAACAAAATCAATGGATTCTTTATTTCCATAATCATTACAAATACGATGAATCAATCCGTTTGAACCATCACCAAGAACACCCTTTTCTAATTGTCCTCTAATGTATTTTCCATTTATAATTTCTAACACATTATTGGATTTTTTATAATTCTCTTTATCGTCAAAACGCTTGGTTTTATACTTTAGTGTAAACGGTGGTAAAATCTGCGATAAAATATCAAAATTTGAAATATCTTTTGTTGGTAATTTAGATACATCTACTTTGTCATAACTCATTAGTAAATTCATTGCTTCGCGTGGAGTAAATTGTGTGTTTTCACGAGTAAACCGAAATGAACCTAATAATGAATCTTGGAAAATACCAACAATAGACTTATTATTTGCTGGACTAATAATTTGCCAAGGAACCGCTGCCAAATTTTTTAATTCGCATTCACTTTCAACACTTTGAGGCATATGTAAATTCATTTCATCACCATCAAAATCAGCATTATATGGTTTTGTATCGGCAACATTCATACGAAATGTATCACCTATCGGCATAATTCTCACAATATGACCCATCATAGACATACGATGTAGTGTAGGTTGACGATTAAAAAGAATACAATCTCCATTCATCATATGGCGATGAACAATATCACCATATTCAAGCTGAATTGAATCTCTGTCAATGTATCTCAATGAAATATTATCGCCATTTTTCTTTTCTAAAATTTTAGCACCAGGATATACGTCTGGTCCATTTCTAACCATTTTTTCTAAAAATTTAATATTTCGTTCATTTACTGTTATTGGTTTTGTCAAATTTTTTGCCATTTTAATTGGAACACCTAGTTCGGTGGCAGATAAATTAGGATCTGGAGTAATAACAGAACGTCCGCTATAATCCACACGTTTCCCCATTAAATTGCCTCTAACCCGTCCATGTTTCCCAACTAAACGTTCTTTGATAGATTTCAATGGACGACCCGAACGCTGTGACATTGGCGGAGCACCTGGAATTTTATTATCAATTAAAGATGCAACGTAATACTGTAATAAAACACTCCAATCATGAATCATACTAGCGCTTGCATTTGATTGAATTTTTTCTTGTAATGTTTTGTTTGCCTTTAAAATACTAACAATAATGTGCGTAATATCGTCTTCACTACGTTGTTGTGAATCGTGTTTTACTGATGGACGAACAGCAGGAGGGGGTATTGCTAACACTTGACAAATCATCCAATCTGGACGAGACCATACGGGACTAAAACCCATAAAACTCACATCGTCATCTGAAATCCGACGAAAACATTTTAACAATATTTCAGGCGTAAGAGTCATTGTTAAACTTTCCGGTTCTTCTATATCTTTTACACTGTCCCATTCTGCAATAAGTGTGGATAATCCTTCTTTTTTAATTTTACTTGGTTGTTTGCATCCACAACCATCGTCAGTATCTTCACCACAACGCTTGATTTTACTAGCAATGCCAAACACAATACTCCATCTATTATGAGCTGACATCGCCATTAAATGTTTGTATTTTTCCTTACTTATTAACAGTTTACTACACTTGATACAAACACATCGGGCCACTTTAATAATGGTTGTTAAATACTGTATATAAAATAATGGTCGGGCTAGCTCAATGTGACCAAAATATCCAGGCGTTTGCATATAATCAAGCCCATCTGTGGGGCAAATTAAACCGGGTTCTAATACACCCATACGTGGGTCAAACAACCCATTAATCACCGGTTTATTATTTACATAAGATTCACGATTAGTGATTTCAGCAACAGAACCTTTGCGGATTTCTTCTGGAGATAATATACTAAATTGAATACCAATAATCCGCGAAGCATGTTGTTTTTGCATAGTTCCTTTGTTCTTATTCATTGCCATCGTTTCTCTTATATTAACATAACAATATATAGATACGTTTAATTCAATTTTTTATTAAATATATTAATTACTAAAAATAAAAAATTATTATATAAAAATTATTATATAAAAAATTGAATTAAACTACAATTCAATAAATAAATATAAACCACTTGTAAATCCTTGAATGGAGTATAATTCAACAACAATGTCTTCATCCGATAAAGAAATTAAAGCAATCGTCAGTCCTTATAATACTAGAAGCAAGGCTATGAAAAGTACTAGCGATAAAAAAGGTAATAAGTTATCTCATTCAACTCTTCTACCACCTTCTGCATTTTTACCAAAAAAGAGCAAGAAGGAAGAAACCTATACAAAAATTGAATCTTCTGATGACGATTCTGACGAATATATCACTGATTCTGAAGAAGATGATGACGATTCTGACGAATATATCACTGATTCTGAAGAAGATGATGACGATTCTGACGAATATATCACTGATTCTGACGAAGATGATGACGATGAGAACGACCCAGACTATGAGAAAATTATTGATAAATATGGAAATGATAAAAAAACCAATAGGTTGGCCGATAAAGAGTATAAAAAGTTTCTTGCTGATTTATTTCCATCCAAATATGCGAAACGACGCGTTGAAGAAGCGGAACAATATTCTTCAGATGAAGACGATGAACCACCTAACAAAACACGAAAACAAATATCAGCACGTGAATGCCCTCCTGCTCCAAAGAAACCCCGCACAAAATATACTAAAAACCAAGATGAGTTAGATATCATTAACAAATATGAGAAAAAACACAACTGTGAACTTAAAAGAGGTAGTAAGAGTAAAGGTCGTTTCATTGACAGTTTCCCAGAGTTATCAAAATACAATATTTCATTCATTATTGGAGGAGAAAATAATGAAGATGACGAAAATGTTGAATATATGTCAGATACAGAAGCGTTATATGATGAATCGTATGATGACAGTGACGACGATACAGAAGACGATAGCGAAAATGAAGAAGAAGAAGAAGAAAAAAATAGTGTAGAAGATAAAGATGTAGATTGTATTATGACAGAAATTGGACAGGATAACAAAATTAATATCACCCAAGAAAAACAAAATTCGTCTAAAAAAAATAAAAAATCATCACCACCTGAAGACAAGAATGAGACAGAAGCATTTACCAAAATTAAAGATTTATTTAAGGGTCTTTCTAAGGAAGAACAAGAAAACCCAACAATTAAAAAAGTAATTGACGATATTAATAGCAAAGAAGAATATTCTTTGAAACGTCAAGAACGCCAAGAAAAAAAGAATAAGGTGAAAAATACAAAAAAACTCAAAAAGTTATTGAAAGAACGCGATGTAATGAATGATTTACAGTATTTCAATGAAAAAATGAGTATTAAGGAACAAGAACACGCATTAGAACAATTTGAATTAATCAAACAACATTCTGATATTACAAAACCATACCGCCTGACTTTATTGGAGTCAAATATTCCACCACAATACAAAGCATCCGCTTACCGTAAAATTTCTACACTAAAGCATATGGAACCTGGAGGCAGTGAATATTTTAAAATGAAAAATTGGGTAGATACTTTTATGCGTATCCCTTTTAACCAGTATAAAAATTTACCACTGTCTCTTGAAGCAGATGGCGTTGATAAGTGCCACGAATTTATGGAAAACGCCAAAAAAACATTAGATCAAGCCGTTTATGGATTAGAAGATGCCAAGTTACAAATTATGCAAATGATTGGTCAATGGATTGTTAATCCCAGTGCAATTGGAACCGCGATTGCGATTAAAGGTCCAATGGGAACTGGTAAAACAACATTGGTCAAAGAAGGCATCAGCAAAATTCTTGGACGTGATTTTGCCTTTATTGCGCTCGGCGGAGCAACTGATAGTAGTTTCTTAGAAGGACATT